GCCCACATATCTTTTGGAACAGTTCGATCTTCTGCCGGTATAATAAAAAATACATCCGGTGTTGCTCATTATTTAAGCAAAGGCTATGGGTTTCATAAAATAATAAGGCCATTGATGCAATTAGGTAATGCGGTAATAACGCCAGCAGGTGATAATTCATATGGACAATTAGGAGATGGTTCTCAATCAGCACGTTTTAATAGTACTGGTCCAATGACCTTTAGTTCTGCGGTTATAGCATCTGCAAATTCGTTATATCATTCGGCGGTAGTATTATCAACTGGCGCTACATATGTTTGGGGAAATAATAGTTATTATGAATGTGGTGTATCGACAGGTGGTATACTTGCTAATGCAACTGCCTCGTTATGTGCAGCTTTATCGGGTTATTTTGCGGTGGATGTAGCATGTGGAACAGGAATAACATTAATATTAACATCCACGGGCACGGTAGTTGCTTTAGGTACCAATTTAACGGGCATGTTAGGGAATGGATCAGCATTAAATACCACAACACAATCAAGTGGTGCAGTAGTCGTAACAGGATTAACAGATATTAAAGCGATTGGTGCTGGTGAGAATCATGCGTATGCGATCGATGGTAGCGGTTATTTATGGTTATGGGGTGCAAATACATATGGTCAATTTGGAAATGGTACCATAACAACTGCGTTAGTTCCCGTAATGATTCCGATGGCTTCTACGGGAGGTTACGGAGTCATAGCGGCATCCGTAGGATATGGACATACGTTAATAATTAATACGAACAATGCATGTATGGCGGCTGGATTAAATTATTATGGACAATTAGGCATGTTTACCAATATGACCACCGCAACTGCAAATAGTAGTTTTGCGACAGTAATATTTCCGGCAAGTTCAGCAGGAATCCCGTGTGAAACATATCCAGCGGATGTAGCGTGCGGAATGCATCATTCGATCGTATTAATGGCAAATGGTACAATCCGATGTTTTGGATTGAATGACAAAGCACAATTGGGCTTAGCGGGCGGAGGAGCACCTAGCGGGACACTAACTAGTTTAGCATCCTATCCGCCCCTAGTAATGACAGCAAATACGACAGTAATATCCGCAGCCTCATATGGAAACGGAACGTATGTAGCGAGTGCGAGTAGTATAGATTCGGCGGGGTTCGATGCATTTGCTGCTTTTTCGACTAGAACATTTTTAACAAATAATGCATGGTTATCATTTTATAGTGGGAAATATTCGTCTGCATCATATATTGGATCGACTACAACGATTGCTGGATCGACGACCTATTATGGAGAATGGCTTCAACTTCAATTGCCTGCTGCTATTACATTGACAAAACTCAAAATGGCAAATTATAGTAATACACCTGCAACAGGACCTAATCTATTTTATGTAATGGGTTCTAATAATGGAACAACATGGGTATTGCTAGGAACCTTTAAAGGACGCTTTAATATATATGACGGTTATGGAACCTATTATTTGACACCGACAACTGCTACTTATAGTTATTTTAGAATCGTGGTAAATAGTCTTATTGGTATTAGTATAGAGGCAGGAATATCGCAATTATTATTATATGCGGGTTTCGCATGTTGTTCGACGCCAGTAAAACCATATCAATATCGTAATGTTTGTTCAATAAGTGCATCAGTAAATACGACTTATATAGAGCCAGTATTAGGTCGTGAAATGGCATCCTATAATAGTGCAGGAACGAATTTGATAGCGGTATTTACAAAAGTAAGAAGTTATGGATTGTTTGAATGGGCCAGTGGCGAAGATATAATTGGCCCAATTTCTATATCCGATAGTACATCGGTATTAGTGACAAAATCAGGGAATGTGCATACCTGGGGCAATAATGCAAATGGCCAACTAGGCAATAATACTATAGTTAACTCAAGTATACCGATAGGAGTCTCAAGTTTCGGCTCTTTGGCCAATATGAGTATCATAGCGATAGCGTGCGGATCACTACATACCGTAGCTGTTGACACGACTGGCAAAGTGCATAGTTGGGGTGCTAATGGTAATGGCCAACTCGGCAATAATACTGTAGTTGATTCACTTATTCCGATAGCAGTCTCCGGCTTTGGTTATTTAGTCAATGCGTATATCGTTAAAATAGCATGCGGATATTCTCATACAGTCGCTCTCGATTCAACCGGGAAAGTTTATAGTTGGGGGTATAATAACGGTGGTCAACTCGGTAATAATGGAACGAGTTCACAAAATCAAGCGATATTAACAAGCAATTATGGTTCTTTATACGGTATTAATATAGTACAAATAGCAGCCGGATATTGGCATACAGTTGCACTCGATTCGACAGGCAAGGTCCATGCATGGGGGTATAATGGATATGGCCAACTCGGCAATAATACTATTACAAATTCAAGTATACCGATAGCAATAAGTAGTTTCGGCTCTTTGGTCGGCACAAGTATCGTAGCAATAGCAACCGGTGGCGATAATGGTGGTTATATAGTAGCACTCGATTCAACTGGCAAGGTGCATAGTTGGGGTTATAATGGATATGGTCAATTAGGCAATAATACTTTAGTTAGATCACTAATTCCGATAGCAGTCTCTGGATTTGGTTCTTTAATCGGTACAAGTATCGTCGCAATAGCGTGCGGAATTTATCATACGATAGCACTCGATTCGACAGGCAAGGTGCATAGTTGGGGTTATAATGGATTGGGCCAACTCGGTAATAATACTGTAGTCAATTCAAGTATACCGATAGCAGTCTCTGGCTATGGTTCTCTAGTCGGCAAGAGCATCGTCGCAATAGCATGCGGATTTTATCATACGATAGCGCTCGATTCATTCGGTACAGTCCATGCATGGGGTTATAATAATAATGGCCAACTCGGCAATAATACAGTAGTACAATCAATGATACCGATATTTATCAATTTTGGATCATTAAGTACTGGGTTAATGGGTTCTATATTTTGGAATTTTACAGGCCAGCATCGATGTTTTGTCGAAGGATATTCTTCTAAAGATTTAAAAAATATCGAAGGTTTAGTAGTATGTGCAAATCGTAATAAATATGTAACAACCGATGCGACTACTGGTGATTATGAGTTTTTAACCGGTGCAAAAGCTATTACAACGAATGATGCATTACCAGTATTGTCATTAGCCAATAAATCGATGGATAAAACAGCATTTGGTGTCGTTTCATTAACAACAAATTATAATCCTGCACCCGATCCAACCGATATACAACTTCGCAAAGCATTAGAAGAAGGGGATCAAAGAGCCGAAATAAATGCAGTAGGAGAAGGAGGGATGTGGATATGCGATGCTGGTGGTAATTTGGAATCAGGTGATTATATAACGACAAGCATGATACCGGGATATGGAATGCGTCAAATAGATGATTGTATAAGAAATTATACGGTTGCTAAAATAACAATGGATTGTGATTTTAATCCTCCTTTAATACCCGATCAAACGCTTTGCAAAGATGCAATCGGTAATAATATATTAGATGAAAAAGGTATGCCGACTTATAGTACAGTATTAACGCCTCCTATTTATAGTCAAGCAATCACAACCGTAGATGTAGGTACGGGAACTATTAGTAATCCAGAACAAACTCTAATAGATGCAGGAGGTCAACCGGTATTATCTCCTGCCTATAAGATGCGTTATTTAAATTTAGATGGTTCTCAAATTACTGAAGAAGAATATAATGCAGCAGAAACTACACAAGTATATAAAGCAGCATTTGTAGGATGCACCTATCATTGTGGATAATTAAAGTATTTTGATATACAAAATGATAAAATTTGATAGTTATTTTAAAAAATAATTAAAATAAAAAAAATGGTATTTGTTCCAAATCTTCGGGTGGCCAATCTGCCTGTGTCAAACTTTAATCTATCAGATTCGTTGAATCTATCAGATTCGTTGAATCTACCTGATTCATTGTATAGTATATCGCCTATTACGCCACCGACTACATTGTCTTTGATTAATGAAAACTTTCAAAATAGTGAAACCGAGTTTGAAATATTATTGCAAAATGTAAAAAACGATATTCGATATGTAAAACAGATAATAATAAAATATTTCCCATATTTTCAACCCTTTATAAGAGGCGGTAATCTTGGTGAGATTACGACAGCTATTGATGAAATTATCGATGATATATCAACCTTTCAATCCTTGAATATAAAGTGTTGCAAATATGATAAAGATTGTAAGCGAAAAGAATGTTGCGCTTATATCCATCATTTGGATTTTGATCAAATGATTAAACCGTGCAAATATTTGCAAGAGAATATTGTAAAGTTTATTGAAGGAAACTATTTCAGTTCAGCGGCAGCAATTATTCGAAATATATACTTTCTACACAATGCTGTATGGAACAGTCTAAGTCGCCGAACTTTTGGTATCAAACAAATAATAATGCATTAAAAAAAATAAATCTTTTTTTATAATTTATATTGATTCAAATCAATATTTGAAGTTCTTTCAAATGGTTCGATATATTTTAGTCCTAAAAAGTTAAGAACTTCTTCTTCAGTAGTCAATTCTGTATTTATATCAGATAATCCATATTCGTTAAGGCTGTAACCTTTAGATAAGGCTAATTTCCTTAATTTAACATTAAAATCTTTATTGCCGGTAAAATATAATAAACTATACGGCCAAACATCTTTAGTGGCATATAAAATATCGATACGTCTAAAATGTTTATGGCGTTTTAATTTGCAAATGCCCATATATTTGTGTTCCCCTTCGGCAAAATCATCAATAATATATTTATCTTTTTTAAAGAGATTAATAATATCTGCAATAGTATTTGTAGCATTATTAGACGTAGTATCAGACGTAATTATAATATCAATATCGCCACTTTGCGGAAGTCCACGTCTAAAACTTCCAACTAATTCGAATTGAATATTTGAATCATAATTGGCGATAATAGATTTGATATAGGTTTCGTGTTTAATCATTTCTGTTCGAGGAATTTTCAATTCAAATTCTTTATAATATTTCAGACCTAATAATTGTTTATTATTTAAAAATTCAGGATGTTTCTCAAGATCAGCGATAGTTTTAATATTATATTTAGTATATAATTCGATTGCTTTAACATTGCCGATGCCATGAATTCGAATAAGATCATCGATATTAATTTGATCTTCTTTAATTTTATCGAGTTTTTTAAGAGTTCCGGTTTCAATAATTTCTGTAATTTTTTCTTTAATACTTTTGCCGATACCTTTAATATTTTTAATATCATCGATTGAGTAAATTGGATTTTCAAACTCTTCTAAGTTTCTTATAACAATTGAATAAGCTCTAGCTTTCCAATTATTTTTATTGATAACTTCATCTTTTTTAAGTATTTCTAAAGATTCAATAATGAGTTCTTTATAATCCATGTTTTATTAATAATATAAAATAAATTCGTCAAATTTTAAAACTGATAATAGATATAGATTAAAAAGTAACAAACTGAATAAATAACTAGATTAAAAAGTAACAGCTCTAATATAGACTAGTTACTTGTATATATCAGTGCCGCGTATTGTCGTTAGGCGCGTTTTTGGCATTTCTATCTGAGTAAATAACTGGATATAAAATTTATTAAAAGTTATTTAGATTAAAAAGTAACAGCTCTAATATAGACTAGTTTTATATATCAGTGCCGCGTATTGCCGTTAGGCGCGTTTTGGCATTTCTAATTGAGTAAATAACTGGATCTAAATTTATTAAAAAGTTATTTAGATTCTTAAATTTATTAAAAGTTATTTAGATTAGATTTAGATATCAAAAGTTATTTAGATTAAAAGTAACTGCTCTAATATAGACTAGTTTACTTGTATATATCAGTGCCGCGTATTGCCGTTAGGCGCGTTTTAGCATTTCTAACTAAGTAAATAACTGGATCTAAATTTATTAAAAAGTTATTTAGATTAAAAAGTAACAGTTCTATTATGTTGCCGCGTATTGCCGTTAGGCGTGTTTTGTCATTTCTAACTAAGTAAATAACTTGATATAAAATTTATTAAAAGTTATTTAGATTAAAAAGTAACAGTTCTATTATGTTGCCGCGTATTGCCGTTAGGCGCGTTTTGTCATTTCTAACTGAGTAAATAACTTGATATAAAATTTATTAAAAGTTATTTAGATTAAAAAGTAACAGTTCTATTATGTTGCCGCGTATTGCCGTTAGGCGCGTTTTGGCATTTCTAACTGAGTAAATAACTTGATATAAAATTTATTAAAAGTTATTTAGATTAAAAAGTAACAGTTCTATTATGTTGCCGCGTATTGCCGTTAGGCGCGTTTTGGCATTTCTAACTAAGTAAATAACTGGATCTAAATTTATTAAAAAGTTATTTAGATTAAAAAGTAACCGCTATAATAGTGCCATCCATGCTTTAGCAAAGCGCGCCTAACGGCAATACGCGGCATTTCTAACTGAATAAATAACTAGATTAAAAAGTAACAGTTCTAATATTGTCGTTAGGCGCGTTATTGGCATTTCTAACTAAGTAAATAACTAGATCTAAAAGCAACCGCTATAATAGTGCCATACGCGGCATTTCTATCTAAGTAAATAATTTTATACACACATTATTATGAACGATAATCCAGGTTGTTGTCGCGGCATTTATTACTAAAAGAGAGTAATACAACCGAGTGTTTCCATATCATTTCTTGTTCATTAATAGGCAAATTAATAAATTTATTTTTAAGAGGTTTAAGAATATAGGATATTTCTTTATCATCAAATTCATCGCTTAAGAAAAAATCAAAGTTTTTTTTAATAATATAATCCGAATATTTCTCTGCAACAAGTTTATGATAATATTTTTGTGGCATTTTGCGATTCATAGTTTTCATAATTTTATATAAACCCATCATTAAAGATAATTCTTTTATATCCGGATAAGAAGATTGCAAATCTCTAATAAATGTTTTTAAAACATGATTAAAATCTTTATAAGCATCTGACATTTGCTATTTCAATATAAAAAATTAAAAATATATTTACGAATATAAAATATATACAATAAATTAATGGATATATTAACAATTAATCGAATCGTATTTGAATATATAAAACAAAATCCAATAATGTTTATTATTTATTGTGTAACAATTGCGGCAATGCCAATAACAGATGTAATTTTACCTCATTATTATGGCAAAATAATCAATGGTTTACAAGAAAAAAAATCAATTCAACAATATATATTACCATTAGTTTGTTTCGTAGTAATAGTTCAAGTATTTATTTTTACAAATGATATCTTAGAAACCGTATTATATCCACGAATGCATGAATTTATTAGAAGATATTGTTTAGATTTTATAGTAGATGGTGTAAGTACCGATATTCAAGATATGGAAATTGGTAAGATTTTAGCTAAAATGATACGATTCGCACCCATGTTATATAATTATATAGATGTATGGAAACGTGAAGTAATCCCTTATTGTTTAATCTATATATTTATAATTATATATCTATCATTTTATGACTTTTATCTAGCATTATTAATTACAATATCAACGGTATTAATTATAGGATTAACATTTAGGGCAATGTTTACATGCGTGGGTATATCGCAAAAACGGGATCGATTTTATAATCAAATTTATGAGGAAGTAGATGAGATATTAAGAAATATGGTATCTGTTTTAAATTGTAATAATTATGAATATGAGAATGAGCGATTACATAATATAGAACAAAGTTATAAAGGTTGTGCGATGAATTCGTTATTATGTTCATCAAAATACAAAATCTTTTTCTTAGTAGTTTTTTGTATAATTTTAGTATTATTTGTATTTAGAGTAATGTATTTATATAAAAATAAAATATTAACGAATGCTACCTTGATATCTATATTTATTATCATGTTATTCTTATTTAATAAAATCATATTACATTGTGATCAATTCAAGGATTTAATGTTTCGATATGGTACAATAATAGAAGCATTAAGTTTTTTCCATAATGCAATAATAAATAAAGAAACAAATAAAACACCAAATACAACACCTGTTCAAACCGATTATTGTTTAATAATGCATCAAATAACTTATTTATATAAAGGCAAGCAATCCATATTAAATAATTTGAATTTATATATAGAATGTAAACAAAATATAGCAATAATAGGACATATCGGATGTGGCAAATCAACCATATTAAAATTATTAATGAAATATATAATACCAACACAAGGAACTATATATTTGAATGGATTACCCTATGATAGTTTATCGGAGAAGGATATAAGAAAACATATAGGATATATTCAACAATCTGGAATATTATTTAATAGATCGTTGATGGAAAATATAAAATATGGTAAACGAGATGCAAAAGATGAAGAAGTGTATAGTTTGATAAATAAATTAAATCTCGAAGAATTCATGAAACGATTTCCGAATGGATTAAAAACGATAGCAGGAAAAAATGGATCTAATTTATCTGGAGGAGAGAAACAAATAATTTGGATATTAAGAATCTTGCTGCAGGATCCACAAATAATATTATTAGATGAACCAACGTCTGCGATGGATGATGATACAAAAGATGAATTATTAAATTTATTAATAAGAATATTAAAAGAGAAAACGGTAATATGCGTAACACATGATAATGATATCTTGAAATATTTTCATAAAATATATGAAATAAAAAATGGGATAGCAAATGAATATAAATTAGAAAAATAAAAGATATATAAAAGATATATAATAGAATATAAATATGGATTTATTAAATGAATATTGTAGTTTATCAAGAAGTTACTTTTCACTATTAGAAGATCCAATTGATATAACGCAACAAACATTAAGAATAAGTCATCGTGTTATAACAGCACCAAAAGATGTTAATATATATGAATTATTTAATGAAAAATATAATATAAAAGAAGTAGTAGATGAATTAAAAAGACTAGAAATAGCGGAAGATTATGTAAAATATGGTATAAAGAATATATTACCTTATATAACGATCCATTTTAATGATCCAAAATTTTTTGATATAACATATTATACTTTAACAACCGATTCAGAAGGGCATTATGCGAATAAATATCCTCAAATTATTCAATTTGCGACATCACCGACAGATATATATATATTTACGGTTGAATTATTTTTGGATAATATCTTAAATATATTGCAGAATCCAAATATTTTAAAAATAGTTTTTGACTTAAATGCGGAGGAGAAAGCATTTAAAACGAAATATAATAATGTATTAGATTTACAAACGTCGAGTAAAATAAGTTTTATAAAATTAATCTATGATAAACTGAAGGTTAATTTAAAGAAAAATAAAAAGATCCATATAATAGGATGGGATGCAAACCATTTAAGTCAAAATCAATTATATTATTCAGCATTTGATGTTGCTTGGATGTATAAAATTTACGAAATTATTTAATAATTTTTTTCAATTATTTAATTATAAATGCGATTAACTTGTCGCGAGCTGCAATTGCTAAATATAATTAATAAATTTACTCGACTCTAGGTGTTTTATAGATGCTCGCTATCAGGGATTGATGCTCGTTATCACTTAGAATCGCTTGCTATCATTTATAGATGTTTGCTATCATTTAAGAGACACGCTCAGCTATCTTATTATCACTAAGAGTCGTATATTATTACTACTTAGCGAATTGGGAGTCCACCTACAATTCCGACCCCAACACCAAGACCAACTCCATTCCGCGCACTGTTAGAAATAACAGGTGCATAAAGATCTAGAAGACTAAATGTAGCAGCGGCTACGAGAGCAATAGTAAGGATTTCTTCGAGATCAGGTTTACGTTTAGGGATAAGAGCAACAGCAATTGCGACCATGGAGCCCTCGAGAATATATTTAATAATACGAACTAAAAGTTCTTTTCCATCGATAGAGAAATTAGATGCCATTTATATAATCTATTATAAGAAAAAAAACTAATTTCCAATTTTAATTTTAATGCGTAAAATAAACTATATAAGGATATTTTAAATTATTAAATTAAATATGTCAGATCCAAAATTAATACCAACGGAAGAGCATGATTATTTGGATCAGGATCCGGCATTAAGAGGACAAAATTATGTATGTCTTTCATTTTTATCTCCCGAAGATGTAATTAAGAAAAAAGAGGTATTTGTATTTGAGGAATTTATTAAAAATTTCTCAAAAGATATGACTACATTTTTTGATAATTTGTCTATTAAATATCATGAAGAAATAGATGTAATCCGTTCAATTAAAGAACGTTATAGTTATGTATTTGATCCTGAAAATTTATTTGCAGAATATCAATATTTTGTAAATGACAAAGGATCCGTTTTGGATAAATTATATACTGAAAATAATAATTATCAAACATGTATAAGGGGATTAAAAGTGCGGGGTGTATTCGATACAATGCGTGAAGCAGATATTCGTTGTCAAGTATTAAAAAAGGTAGACCCTTATCACAATGTGTATATAGCACAGGCGGGTGTTTGGTGTCCTTGGAGTCCAAACCCAAACGATATTGAAGATCAAAAGTTTGCTGAATCTCATTTAAATACTCTTATGCATAATTACAAGGAAAATCAAGATAAAAAAGATATCTTTTATGAAGAACGTAAACGCGAATTACAATTTATAAAAACCAAAGATACTTTAAATAAATCCGATCCATGGATTGACGCACAAGGACCATCAGTAGATCCTAGTTTAATCAAACAAGCATCCGAACATGTAGTCATTGAAGTCGGTGAAGTCGGTGAACATAGTAATGAAGATATTAACGAAATAGTAGGCGAAGCTACTGAAGCTGTTGCTGAAGGCGAAGCTACTGAAGCTGTTGCTGAAGGCGAAGCTACTGAGACTGTTGCTGTTGGCGAGACTGTTGTCGAAGCTGAAGCTACTGAGACTGTTGTTGAAGCTATTGAGACTGTTAGCGAAGCTACTGATGCCGTTACTGCCGTTACTGCCGTTGATAAATCTATTGTATAAAGTTGATGTACTAATTACAAAGGTTTAGAAGAGCAATTGGCAAAAAATGCAGATTCATAGTTTGAAAGCGTTACGAAAACCATAAAAATAATATGTTATTATAATATATATGCCACAAAATATAAATATAAATATAAATACGTTTAAACAAATATTAGACGAAATATTAAATGAAAAATTTACTATATTTGAAGCTAAATTAGATAAAAAATTAGATAAAAAATTAGATGAAAAATTTAGTATTTTTGAAGCTAAAATGGATGTTCGATTTAATAAGATTGAATTACGATTAGATAATCTTGAAAATTATAATAAAAATACTTCAGATGCTTTTGAAGAACAAAGTACTGACATTTTAAATACATATATAACAGAAAATATATATAGAAATATTTTACATTTTGGAACTTCGAAAATTAAATATATATTTCTTAAAAAAATTTATAATGCAAACGGCCAGGTACTAACTGATTTAGATGGATGTTTATTAGTTGATAGAAATAAAATGAGTAAAGAAAAACTATTAGAGTTAATATTTCGTACAGGTAATATTAAACCATCTACTACACCACCAGAAACAATAACAGATTTTATAAACCGTGTAAAAAAAGAATTAAATAGTTCTAAAAAAAATAACTCGCAAACTATAAATATTCCTGCAAATGAGACACAAAATGATCGTATACAAAGAACTAATAAGTTTAAAGATCCAGATTTAACAAAATCATATTTAACAGATTTAGAAAAATGGAAAGACGAGAATGTATTATATGTAATTGAATCAAAAAATCATATTATTAAAACGGACGTTGATAAAAAAATAAATCAAATGATACAATTTCAAAATATACTTTTAAATTTAGCTAAAACTAAATCTAAAAAAGAGAATTATAATAATATGGTTAAAGATTATAATCTACATACTTTTCCACAAAATATACATTTATATATAGCAACCAATTGTATTTCAAAAGCAACAAGAGACTATATATCAAATATATATACTGGAAAAATGAGTAAAAAAACATATGAAGAAACAACATATGCAATGTTATTAGAATTTAATGGGTGGCATAGTTTTAAAAATGATGTACAAAAACAATTAAAACTAACTAATAGTATAACAAATTATGATGATGTTTTAGATTTTTTAAATGCAGTAGATTTTAGATTAGGAAATACAGTTGTTTTGCCAACTAATATAAAAGGGACTTTGACGCATCTAACTACTGAATCAACAACTGAATCACCTATGTTATCTACAAAAATCCAAGATCTTGTTATACCAGATAGTTATCTTAAAATAAATTATGAACAATTGTTAATTGGATTACAATATTTTAGAAAATTTATGACAAATTATAAAAATTTATGTAGCAATTTTAAATGGGGAAAAGAACATATTGGATTAATTTACTTAAGCAAAGTGCAAGATTTTCAAGACATTAACCCGACGAATGTGTCTCAATGCGCATTTAGCTCAGTTGGCACAGCTATTTAATTTTTCTTTTTACGAATTTTAGAATAGAGAGTAGAATATCTCGATCTAACTTCTTGCGACCGTTGATAAAAACTAAAATTTAATTGTTGTAATAATTAAATCAACTTAAATAAATGAAAACATTTGTATTATTTTTTTTTATATTAGGATTATTTTTAATAATAAATGGAATCTATGAGCAAAAATATGAAGCATTAAAGAAAAATGTACATGTACAATATCGTTTTATACCACGAACATATTTGGAAGAGCAATTAGCAAATACGAGTGTCAGTGGAACTTTTAAGAATGATTTTAATAATGCTGATCCGTGGTTTGAAAGAAATGTAAGCGTTACAAAAACAACAAAATAATGCGTTATTATATAAACAAATATTAGAAGCTAAGATTGAAAATTATAATAAAAAATACTTCAGATACTTTTGAAGAACATATATTTCTTATGGACAGATACTAGCTGATTTTATAAGACTATACAATCAAGTGAAGTTGGCACGGCTATTTAATTTTTCTTTTTACGAATTTTAGAATAGAGAGTAGAATATCTCGATCTAACTTCTTCATCTTCTAATGATTTTTCAAGCCAAGATAATTTATTATTAAATTTAATAGTTGATTCATAATTAGCGGCTTCGGATGGTTCAGCGATACATAGACTTAAATTTTTAATATCATCTTCATTTAAAATATCATTTGGGAAAGCTTTGCATTCGATAGTTTTAGCAAATGGTATTTTATAAAAAACATAATCAATCGGGGTAGCGATAGCGGAAGTAGAAACATTTCTTTTAATAGAAATGAAATCCGGACAAGATGATGATTTTCGCATCTTTTATATTATAAACTAGGATAAAATGTCCAATTTAAATCTCTGCATATTTTTTTCCATATTTCATCTTGTTGAAAAAGTTTTTCTCTTGATTTTAAAAGAGGAAAATTAGTCAAATATTCATCTCTGCCTAATAATTGTGACATTTTATGTAAAGCATAAGAATAAGATAAGAAATTTTTACGGTTTGGTGGAGCATATTTAAGAAAAGGAGGTTGAATTAATTTAAACATAGTTCTTAATTTTTCTTCTAAATCTGGTTCAAAATGTGAAATAGGGAGTCCATTTAATTTATTAATAATATGGGGAATATGTTCATAATATTTATTCATTTTTAATTTTTTAAGAATTTCTTTAACTTTAGAAGGCGTTAAATCTGCCATATTAGAGATTTGTTGTTTTTTGATTTCGACAAGAATAGCGTCGTAGATATCTGGATTAATATCAGTTTGTTCTTTACCTTGAATTTGTGATATCCATTCATTGCTCATGATATTAGCGCTTACGCGTTAATGAGGACTATACCTTAAGCCCGTAAAGGACCCACAAACATCTAGTCTCTGAACCTGTTTCTTTAATTTTTAAAGAACTTGGCTGCGGATTGTCCAATTCTTGATATTATTACTATATACGAGGCAATTAACCTGTAAAAAAATTATAAATTTCTTTATAATAAAAAAGTAATCAAGATTTTAAGAAGATTCCCGCAATTTGAATGTGTCGCGATTTGGTGTCAAACACCTCGTCACTAGCAAGTAACATTTTAAGCTTGCTTTTTCACTCCTTATTTACAGTAAAAGTGATTAAGTCTCTTGTCTAGCAAAAATCATGATTAACTCATGAAAATAGGACTGTATCTTAAATCGTAGTTTAACCCACGACCTACCCCCGTTCAGTCTCTGACGCCCCAACTTATTAAAAGTCAGTCTACATGCTGATTGTCCAATCTATTTTATTATAACCATACCTCAGTGAAATTCTGAGCCAGTGAATGCTTTCGCAATAAACCTTGGTAAAAATAGTTTAAGAAGTTTCCAGCAACAAGGAATATCGCTTAATGGCAATAAAATATTGTCTTTAAACTAGCCATATTATTTTGATATATGACTTTATTGCCCACAAGAAATAGGCAAAATAGGAGATTTCTCTCGGTGGATCTTTATAACTAGGTCTATCGTGATCGATAATAATATTTTCGATAGTACAGCACATATTACAGATAATAAGTCCATCGTTAAGCATAATATTACGATTTAATGAATTACAATATTGGCATTTATCTTTGCAATCGGATTCAATTTCTTTATAATAATTATCAGAATTATGGCACATATATTTATCTAATAAAGTAGCTTTATCATCGGTTTTAGTATTTTCGGAGGATATATTGGAGGGTGTAGGTTCTTTAGAAATAAAATATTTAAGAATGCTATTAGAGGTTAAATTAATACAATTTTCTTCGTTATTATTGTTACCTTTTTCGAGAATATCATAATAGCGAAATAAAATAGGGGCAGCATTAATATAATAATCTACTTCATCGAGTGTTTTTTCTAAAACTTGAATATCTTTATTAATAGTTTGTATTTCGTCTTGTAATGAAATATATTTATCAAATTCTTCATCGGATAAATCGAGTTTTCTTTTTTCAAAAGCAGAAACTTGTTTTTGTATAATTGATTTTTTATTTTGTAATTTTTTGATGCGTTCTTCTTTAGATAAGAACCCCTGCAATTTATCACTATGTTGAGTATCAAGTGTTTTTTTTGATATGTTTTTGTTTTTTGCAGTGTTCATAAAGTGTCATAAAATATTAAATTCGTAAAGCTTTAAATGCTTTTTTATACTAAGTAATAAAAATGAATACATATACATTTCGAGAATTTGATTATACAGACAAATATATTTATATCCTAAAAAATACTATATTTTATCGAGGTGTTCCGGATAATATAAATAAAACAGATATAATAAGAGACAAACCAATTTATTTAGCTCCAGAAAATATAGCAAAAATGTATGGAAAAGTCTATAAAATTGGATGTATAGAGACATTACGATTATTAGATATACTTGATAATATTAGATTCGATTACAAATAGTACGCCAGAATTATAATCGCATTTGGATTGACAAATTATAAAGATCAAATATCGTTATATGAGCATTATAATAATATACATAAAGTAAATCCGCTTTATAAAGCAGAGCATATGAAAACGTATGATTTTACTAACATGCCACATAATCCAGTAATACAATCAGGTATACGAATGGGGTTCAACAGTTCTTTAAATACTTTATAATTTATCATAAAGTATTTTAATACTTCCATTTGTTTTGAATTTGTAGTTTTGAAAACTATATAAAGCTAACTCAAAATTGTTATTTAAGGATGCA